CCGTTCTTACCAACAAGCAACCGTTATATACTTTCATGGATTCTCAGAAGTAAATACTGTTTGAAGAAAACACTGTTTGAAGGCAACATGCATTCAGCACCAACTGTTCCACGATCAGTTGTTATTTCTACTTTAGGCCTATACAGCACTTTCCTAAGTGTCAACAATATAATGACAAACAGATGGGTTTAATTATATGTGGTTAGCGTCTACTAGCATCTGGCACCATGCTGATCTGGGATCAGCGTATCTTTTTATAGGCCTTTACGGTTACATATGAGTCAGTATACAGCGTCTGGCAGTAACCGGTTACATAACATAGTTTAACACAACATAGAAAAAGCATGTATCAGAAGAAATGCATATGTCACCTTACTAACAATTTAAGAATAGCTAAGCGAATATAAGAACATAATAAAATAACAAAAATTAGTTTCTCATGTTAATTCAAATTCACTTATCTAAATTATATCCATGTTCGAAGAAAGGAAAGCAGCCCAGGCCAGTCACATTTGTCTGTTATACACTTTATTAATATCTTCTGCAGAAGAGGAATCACAACACCACAGCAACTGTGAGGGAGTGAGACCCCGTTCTTACCGAACAAGCAACCGTTATATACTTTCATGGATTCTCAGAAGTAAATACTGTTTGAAGAAAACACTGTTTGAAGGCAACATGCATTCAGCACCAACTGTTCCACGATCAGTTGTTATTTCTACTTTAGGCCTATACAGCACTTTCCTAAGTGTCAACAATATAATGACAAACAGATGGGTTTAATTATATGTGGTTAGCGTCTACTAGCATCTGGCACCATGCTGATCTGGGATCAGCGTATCTTTTTATAGGCCTTTACGGTTACATATGAGTCAGTATACAGCGTCTGGCAGTAACCGGTTACATAACATAGTTTAACACAACATAGAAAAAGCATGTATCAGAAGAAATGCATATGTCACCTTACTAACAATTTAAGAATAGCTAAGCGAATATAAGAACATAATAAAATAACAAAAATTAGTTTCTCATTTCCCCCTTTTGTACTAACAACACAAAGATGTGTTGATTTGTACAATTCTGAAAAATGGACATGAGGTAGATTCTTTTAATTATATTTCCAGTGTGTCGACACCTGCATCAGACACGACATGGTCGGCCCGATTCAGCAGCACTATGACATGTAGGGGTGGGGAAAAAGGGGGAGTATGTACACAGTTACTCCGTAGGGCTGGGCTCTGGTTCGGTTATCTCTAATACTGGAGTTTCTTCCTCTGTCAGATCCCTGAGAAAATTGGTAAACTCCATATCATAGGCTATCATTTGATCCCTGAAACACCTAAACCCAGTGTGCATTTCTGCTATTGATTCCCCCGTGTATCTATTCATGATTGTGTATGCATACAACATTCTAGCGGAAGGACAATGTCCACAAGCATATAAAACACAAGAGATAATCCTTAATAGCGGAGATGCAAACAAAATAGGCGTCATTATAGTATAGGAAGTTTGTAAAGCATGCAGAGCGATATTTATAGCCAATGGCTGTTCTTCTATGTCCATTGGAAACATTAGTAATAAGTCCATCATGCCGTCAGACACTACTATCAACGTAACATGCGTAAATAAGAATGAAAATTGCGCTAACCACTCTATTACTTCAGGTAAATATACACCTTGAATATTCATTTCATTACACAATTCTATCACAGTTAGATCCCATCCAAAAACCAACGAAGTTGCGCTCAAGACTGAGGTGGTAAGAGTCAATAAGTGAGTAAGGTGTGATAGGCCTTCCCGTGCTATAAAGGGGAACATTATCCATACTCGAGGAAGCAGGTAAAACACATAGTCCCATTGTATCATTTTTGCTGATGCCCGTCTCAAAATACTGGCCGTATAATCCGTACACCGTTGTGTTAGTTCATGGGGTATACCAGGGTTTAAAAGTGGGGTATGATATGTTGAAAAATAGTCTATTGTCCATTCTTCCTGTGTTAATCCACCAGGGGGAACCCTTGCCTCAGGACTTACCCCAGCACGTAGATGTAGACTTTGCTGGATATCCTGGGGGCTCTCGTCAATGTCAGTAATTATTCTGCTTAGTTCCTCGTCCGAGGAATCTGAGTCTGAAAACATAGTTATCCTATTGGATCGACGACGTTGATGACGTCGACCTCACTCGTGTCTTCAGCGTCCGTGCCTTCAGTGGCTGTGGTTATCGTGATTGCAACCTCTGCCTCCAGTACTGCCATCACATCATCTAATCTCTCTCTCGCTTCTTGTAATTGTTGCTCTCTCTCTCTTTCCAACAGGGCTCTTCTCTCAGCCGCCTCTCTCTGTTCTGCTTCGGCAAAGTCCAGATTGATTTGTCTCTGTAATGCTGCAGTGAAGTGGGTTAACCCGAGAGACAATGAAGCTGTAGAGATGTGAGTTAGATGATACATCATTATGAAGAGCATATTCATTTCTAACAGATCTGCACCTTTTACGGCCGCAGCAATAACTACTGCCGCTCGAAGGGCCGGACTGGAGTGATAGTCGGGTGTTCTGTGTCGATAAGATAGTTTAATGTAATGGTACATGTAAGGGTGTAGTAAGTCATTTTCGGCTTGGGAGAATGGAAGCGATCCTAACAACCAGTCACATGCAGCCAGGGTGTATGCTCCAACGTGTCCCCCGACAATGAATAGTGCCATTGTTTCTGTGAGAAGCAACGATGGTTTAGTATAGACTCCATCTCCCAGCATGGTTATGTAGTCTGGGTCAGCCAGCCTTGAATGTGCCTCTGTGTGTTTAGCAGCTATCTGGAGGCATGCGGCTGCCACAAGAGGTAATTGTGCTGGATTAGAAAAGGAAAGAGTCCCATGTAGTTTTAACAGGACCATATGGGTTGCTTCCCATGTGTTCGGGGTAGCTTGATTATGTGTAAGGATTCTATCTATCCAATTCAATAATTCTTTCCAATATACGGGCGGTATATGTCCATAGGATAATGGTTCCTGGGCCGTTAGAAACTCTACAGGGATATCCATTTGGACGTACCCTGTAGTAGTCTTATACGTTTGTATATACGTACGTAAGAAAAATCAAGAAAAAATAAAAAATAAAATATAATGAAAGAAAATAAAAAAAATATAAAACTAATAATAATAATAAATGTTGGTAGATCATCGGGATCAACATAAACTGAAATAAAATTACTTTAAATAAAATAAACAATGAAATAATACATAAGGTGCTCGCAGATTGCGTTAGGTCCCTTCGGCCTGTACTGCCGTAGCAGGGCATGCGATATGCAGCAAACTGTGTCCAGTGACAACTCCTCTTATAACAAGGGGACAGGCTACAAAAAACCCTTCGGTCCCACTTAAAGAGTTGTGGTTTTACCAAAAGAAGTTCTTCGTTGTTTATGTCTTTCACAATTTTGCCCATTTCTTTTGTCTCATGATAATCGGCCATGGCCACGGTGACATGTGGCATGCTATTGGGGACCATAAATAACTTTTCCAATGGTTCTTGTTGTGGGAGTGGTATCCAAGCCAAACCCACAGGCGTAATTACTAGGCCCGCCAATGTCACGATTACCGGCTTTCCCATGTATTCAGCATGTTGGTTAACCCATCCTGCTGACTCGTCACATCCATAAGCCAGAGTGAAATGATTAGTGGTAACCAAATTATATGCTTTGTTGAATACTTCTCTTGCTGGATCGTTTAAGAGCGTAATTACTTTTCGCATGCCCTGATTTAGAAGTTCTCTGTCTAGCATTATGGTAATATAAGGAGTCGGCAGGGCATAACTGTCCGCACTTATAATCGGTGCCATATTCATGGGGCCTCCGTGGTCATTGTTCTCATGAGAAGGGTCTATCCTATTTATCTCAACGGTTTCTTCTTGTGGATCAAACGTAACCATTTCAAAAGCAGATACCGCTGGTGTAGCTCTTAGGCTACGTGGCAATCGTCTGTTTGTTTTTGCGTGTCGTAGCAGTTTTGCTCGTTGTTTTTTAGTGATAGGCTCAGTCATATGCGTTCTTCTTCCTCTGGTTTGTGCTTGGTATTCTACCACTATATTGTTGTCCCGTTCCCGTCTTATGGCTCTTCGTAATTTAAAAAATAAACATGTATTTAATACCCATAAAAGTGGTATGGTACATGTGATAACAACTATTATCAATTGTAGCTGTGACCATACAGAGCCGTCATACCAAGAGAATAAATTATTATACCATGCCTCTTGTTCGATAGATGAAATTAATGCCTGTGTTTCTTTAATGCTATATGTTGCCTCTTGTCCAAGAATGGTAGTAATAGCCTCGTGATGTCGAATCAATGCTATCTGGCCCTGTTTTAGTACTCCGTAGTCCCTTTTTGCCTTGGATATCGCTTCTATCATTTCCTTTTGTAATACCCGGGTTTGATTATCCTCTGTATCTATAGTATCTGGCACAAAGTTCTGTTGTATGTATTGGGTTGGGACTATAGTTTGTTTCCCTGCACTCCAAGGATGTTTAGGGATAAAGCACCCTGGCTTGTTTATCAGGCATGTTCTGTCCTGAACTGTTATATTTCGATGATTTAGGCAGGCCTTTCCTTCAGGCGTTATCCACACCTGGGGTGACGTTTGATAAATGGTCGATGTACTTCTTTCCCATTCTGAAAGTTTAACTGGTGTGGGGAGCGTATGGCACAAAAAGGAGTTTCGCATTATGGGACAATCGATACTGAAACCGTGTGTTTTATTCGCTAGAATAAAAGGAGGGAAGGGAGTCCAATCTTGGAAGTTTCCCATGTTTGCTGCTTTGTATAAAGGCTGCTGTACAGTAGTGATAGTGAGCTGGTGCGTAAGTCCTATTACCAGGACGGACTGGTTCCATCCAATAAGTGGGTTCAATATAGGGGGGGCTGTTATCTCCGGCATTATTACCTGTCCTACTGGTAGCAAAATTTGATTAGTTATTTGTTCTATAAACCATACAGGTAAGTGCTCATGCTGAATATCCCGTAGGTACGTAGCGATTTGCGTCACTGTTAGGATGGCTATATCTTTACAAGTGATTCCCACGTTTTGTTGTTGTTCGTGCTTTAATATTGCTGCTGTAAGACTGTCGGCTAATTGAAGCGTAATCGTATATATGGGAGTTTCCAATGCCTTTCCCAATGTTTGTTGGTTTTTTACATCCGTTCGTTGTTGTACCGCAAGGTTTTGTAACACCTTTAAGATTTTCTGATCATATTTTTGTCTGTCGGCACTTTCTACGGTCAACCCTAATGAATTTGCTCCATTCCACCATGAGTTTAGTGTACTATGTAATCCTATTCCTAGGTCTCGTTTCTTCCGTTGATGGACCTCGAAACCATGCATAGCCCTTTTCAAAGGTTTAGTAATATATGTCTGCCATTCCATAGGGGAGAATGAACACGGGGATAACCCAAATTTAGATAAATCAAATTTTAATGCTGAATGTATTAGGATAGGTGAAGGGTTGGTGAGTACCCTCATAGGCATGGTTAATGGAATTATTCCCCCTTGTGGTAATGGTTTTACTATAGGACACTCACATTCTACTATAGTAACAAGGTTTCTAACTTCTTGTATTATTCCTTTTGAAGTTACTTGCTGAGCGTACCACTCATATGAGCCTGTGCGCGTAATGTAGGCATGGGCCTTAATTTTCCGATTTTCTTTAATAAGGCTTATTACACAGTTTTTGTTTTCTATGTTTATACCATGTTCAGTATTGTATATCGCTTGACATGATATGTTTTGTCCGGGGAGGCTAGTCACTTTAAACTCTACTTGTACGGTTTTGTCTGATATATTAAATTGTTGAAATAGCTCGGCTTCACATTGGGGATCCATTTTCGTAACTATATTCCCAAATATCAAATTCTGCCATTTTTCATTATTAAATGGTTGCTCTGTTCCTATTGGTGTAGTCTTTTGCTCAAGCTCATTCAGGGCCGTACTGTTGGGAGATATAGGATTAGGGGTAAATTTTGTGAAGTCTGTAGTACCTGTGGGGGAAAGGGTGCTGTTAGGTACCGTGATCTGTCTTTTTCCTCGTTTCTTTCTGCATTGTTTTATTACGAATTCGTCTTTGTTCCATTGGTTCAGCCTCCCTGTTCCTGTATTATACCCTATTTGTGGCTCGGGGTATTTATCTCCTCCTGTGGGTTTTTGTGACCATGCGAAAGGTAGGTAAACCTCGTAGGTATCTTTTACCGTAGTACTAATGATCCTTTTTTCTTTTGTTTGACTAATGCATTTTCGGGTGCTACACGTGAAGTTTCCGGGTACTAACTGGTATTTGGTACATATTCCTGATACATTGTGTATCTCATAATTCTTTTTATTTACATGAGATACTAGGGAGAAAACGGTTTCTTCCATAGTCATTGTGGTATTGTGCACCTGTATTGCTATGGTTTTTTGTTTTTGACTCATATTCCCTAATTCGGTGGGAAATTCGGTTATCAACCTTATTACCCATGCATTTGCACATATTTCTGGTGTTTCGTCTATTAATTGTTGTCTAGTTTTTGATGGTCTAACCGGACTTTGTTCTTCGCTCCTGGTTGTATTAACCATTTCTGTCTTATGTTCTATGGTCTCCAGGCTGGGACCATCAGTCGGAAGTGCTTTCTCTAAGAAAGTAGCTGGTTGACTGGCCCCCCCAACGAGGAGGAGAGAGATGATCGCAATAACTTGCAATGATCCAGGTGTATCCATGTTGGTCGTCCTTCAACTTTTACCGCCGTTGGTGTAGAGAGGAGGATCAGAAAAGGTCCTTCCCAATTAGATGATTTCTTTGGGTTTCTAAGCATACACCAGGATCCGGGCTCTGGGCCTGGGGGGAGGCTTGTAGAAGGCCACTGGTCCACAACCTGTTGATGATATGCTGACAATTGTCGTGTAAGTTTATTCATATACGTCACCAATGTGTCAGTGGCCCATAGGGGTGACATATCACTTAGATATGTGGTTTTCATTGGTCTCCCCATAACTATCTCATGAGGACTTAGTCCGTGTTTCTTTGGGGTTGCACGCATTTCCAATAGGACATATGGCAACACTTCTGTCCATTTGGATAATTGCAGCTGTTCTTGTGCTTTTATGATTTTGGATTTTAGAGTTCGATTTGTTCTTTCCACTATGCCACTGGATCGTGGGTGTCCAGGGCAGTGTAGTTTCCAAGCCACTCCTATGGAGTGGGTCAGTTCCTGGCTTATTTTAGCCGTGAAGTGCGTTCCTTGGTCAGAGTCTATTTGATCAGGTAACCCCCATCTTGGGATTATGTCTTTCATTAATATATCACATACAGTTTTTGCATCTTCTTTGTTACATGGTATTATTTCTGGCCATTTTGAAAAGACATCTATTATAACCAGGGCATACATGGGTTTCTTCACGCACATTTGGACAAAGTCTATTTGTAGGTGGGCAAACGGTCTGCTTGGTAGAGGTCTATGACCTTGTAGTCGTGATTTGTATTTGGGATTGTGTTTGAGACATATCTGACAATGCCCCAGTATCAAGTCTATGGTTTGAGATGCTTTTGGGTGTGTCCAAAATTTCGAAAAATAAGACATTATTCCCCCTTTGTGCGTGTGAGAAACTCCATGTATGGCCAATAGGATGGCATGAAGCATTTCGAGGGGAGGGACAATAAGATCCCCTCGCATAAATACACCGTCATGTAACTCAGCTCCGGCGGTGAATTTCTCATCCGTCTCACTGTATTCCATGACCAAGTCCGTACTCGCAAGGGCGTCCCCCTTCTTGAGTACCCTCTGGACTAAAAACACAGCATTTTTAGCGGCCTCATCAGCAGCGGCGTTACCCCTCACCTCCATACTTACACCTTTAGTGTGGGCCTCTATTTTAATTACGGAAACCTGTTTGGGTTTCATGATTTGTTTTAACAGGTACTCTATTTCCTTGTGATTTTTTATAGGAGTTCCAGCGGACGTAACAAAGCCTCTGTGCATCCAGAGATGCCCAAAGTCATGAACCACACCATAAGCGTAACGGGAGTCTGTATATATATTAACAGTTTTATCAGTAGCTAAGTGGCATGCTGCGGCTAGGGCTAACAATTCGGCGGTTTGTGCTGAAGCACCACCAGGTTGCTGATGGATAATTATAAAATCATCAGTAACCGGCCTGTGCATCACTACTGCCGCTCCTCCTCTGCCGGTTGTATAAGAGCCATCAGAAAACAGAGTCATATCAGGGTCAGGTATTGGGAGATCAGATAAATCAGGTCGGGGCCTGGAGATCGTGTGGGTAAGTAAAACGCAGTCATGAGGCGGAATATTATTTTCACAAGACTGCATATATAAGTGCGCCGGAGAGACTGCTGAGCAGGCAACAAAGGTTAGTTCAGGTCGTAATAAATCCGCTTCCCATTTGCTGAAGCGGGAAGCGGTAACGAGCTGTGATCGATCGCGTTGTAAAAGAGTACATATTGCATGCGTAGTATAGATAATCAGTGGCGCGCCTAAAATAAACGAGTCCGCCTGCGTAAGACTTCTGTGTATGGAAGCACAAGCTTTCAAACATGGAGGAAGCCCCGACTCTATAGCGTCAAATTTGGACGATAAAAAAGCTATAGGCCGCGTTCTTCCTGCATGTTTCTGAGTCAACACAGCAATGGATGCATGTTCTGAATGTGACGTATACAGTTGAAAAGGTTTAGCTGGATCAGGGACCACTAATACTGGTGCTGTTGTTATCGCATGTTTAAGTTTGTTAAAAGCCTCTACCTGCTGGTCGTCCAGTTGGAATGGCTCGGCGGTGTCCTTTTTCAGTTGTTTTTCCAAAAATTTACTATGTATAGAAAATTCCGGTATCCAATGCCTGCAGTAGCCCACCAGACCTAGAAAGGCACGAATCTGTCGGATCGTAGTAGGTTGTTGAAACTGTGAGACCGTTACTTTTCTGTCTGGTAGTATTTTACGCCCCTCGGGAGTCAATAATTGACCCAGATAAACAACTTCCTGCTGACACAACTGTAATTTCTTTTTAGACACTTTATGTCCTTCTGAAGCCAAATGTTGCAACATAACAGCTGTGTCTTTTAAATTAGTGTCCCTATCTTTTGAGGCAATGAGAACGTCATCCATGTAAATGCAGATTTCCGAGGAAATTTTGAATTTAATTTTGTGGAGACTCTGGTACAAAGCCTGAGAAAACAGGGTAGGGCTATGTATGAAGCCCTGAGGCAAGACAGTCCATGTGTATTGATGTCCCTCAAAGGTGAAGGCAAAAAGGTATTGACTGTCCTTGTGTATTGGTACTGAAAAGAATGCATTTGAGAGGTCGATCACCGTAAACCAATGTAGTGACGGAGCGAGGTTAGATAATACAGTGGTAGGACTTGCCACAACTGCAGTAAGGGGGGCAACTATATTATTTATTGCGCGTAAGTCATGTATCATTCGATACTCATCCCGACCTGCTTTCTTAATAGGAAAGATTGGTGTATTACATGGGCTATGGCATTTTATCAATATTCCTTGATTTTCTAGTGAACTAATTAATGGCCTTAGTCCTTCGGTTTTATCTTTAGGTAATGGGTATTGGCGAATTGATGGTAATGATGCATTGTCTTTGATTTTTATTGTAATAGGGGGCACTAACATTCGACCAATATCTGTTGGTAGTGAGGCCCATAGCTGGTCTGGAAATTGTAGTAAATACTCGTCTATGTTAAGAGTGTTTTTAGTCTGACATGACAATTGTTTGTGGTATGTCGGTGGTAAAAGAACTGTCATTTCTCCATTTTTCTCGAAAGATACTATGGCTCTCATTTTAGAAAGGGTATCTCTTCCTAGAATATGAAATGTTTGATCAGGGTTGTACCAAGGGGAGATATCTATATTGGTGTTCTCAATCTGAATTTTTGTAGGTTTTGCCAAGACATGTGGAACTGGTTCAGCGGAAATACCAACAGCTATAATTTCTGTGTTTGTTAATTTGAGGTCGGGAACCACTGTGGCCGCCCCTCCTATTGCAGTCAGGCAGGCGCCTGTATCTACCAACATAGGAATTTTCGTGTGGTTTACTGTAACCATAATTTCAGCATTTTTAGTGGTAATTACATCTTGGGTTGTTTTTGTACCAGATTTTTCATAAGGACAGTCAATTGGATCCTATGCAGGATATGTACCGGGAAGCCACTCTTGAGCAGAGGCTTGTAGCTGTGACCGGTCCATGCGGCCATTATATTGGTTTTGGTGGTTTTGAGGAGGTTGTATAAATGCGGGGTATGGTTGTGACCTATACGGAGGGCCTCCCATCCTTCCGCCTCGTCCCATATTTCCCATGTTTCTAAGATTACGTGTTTTATTGGGGCAGTCAGCTTTCCAATGACCCGGTTGTTTGCAAAAGAAGCAGGTATTGCTGGGTACATTTCCAGGTGGGGCCCTTGGTGCAGGTCGCTGTTGTTGCTGGAACGAATAATATGGTTCGTTTGTAGGGTAAGAGCCTACATATCCTTTATTCCCGTTCATGGTCTGCGCTGGCATCGCAAGCTGTAAGACTAGGGGAGTTTGTTTAATTTTTGCATCCTGTCTGCTTTGCAAGTTTAGGTAATGCTGCATGAGGGGTATGATTTGGGGTATAGTTTTGGTACTCCAATCCGGGTTACCAGACATCAGACTACGGGTGACTTTAGGGGGTAAACCCTGTACAACCATGTTTATGAAAGGTACTGTCGCATGTTGCCACTCAAGTCCACTATTATTTTTGAATATTATCTCAGCGTGTTTAACATATTCGTGGGCAGTTTGGGGAGGTTTGTATGTAAAGGCTTGTATAGTCCCCCAATCACATACTGCGGGGTAATGCTGCCTACATGCTGTGACATAGTTCTGAATTTTAGCGGCTGTGTTTGCAGCCGCATGGCCATTTATAACACCTGCTATTTGTCTAACAGGTGTGGGGAAGATTACTCTGGCCAATTGTTCAACGTCTGCCTCGTCGCAATTATAGATTGCCATGGTCTGTGTCAACCATTCTGCTAGCTGGGGAATGCCTTCTGGCAGTGCAGGGCAATCTTTCCTAAGCTGTTGTAACTCCAATGGCCTGAATGGATTTCGAACTTGTGCAGTAAGGTTCCCTTCGCCAGTAGGATAATTCCTAATGGGATGTTGATATTGTACCGAAGTACCATCCTTTTTTATGGTTATGTTTGAAGGTACTGTTGTGTGTTGGGACCGAGTCAGAACTCCGTCAACTTTTAGGTCCGGGTTGTTGTCAGTACTGATAGGTTTTTGTGCTGAGGCATCAGAGGAAGAGGCTTCACCGATGTCTGTTTGTTCCACCTTTTGTGTTGTATCCGGCAATAATTTTTTCTTTTTCTCATCGCGTTTTTTAATGTCCTTTTCTCGTTGCTCTCGCTGTTGCTCTCGCTGTAAAAGGAGGACTTGCTGCTGTGCCGCTAGGTCAGCCTGTTGTTGTTGTGCAATTCTTTCTCTTTTGTTTCTTGCTATGAATAGCATGGTGTTTGTGGTATCCATCTCTTCGTCAGATTCGTCTGTTTTTTGTAATATTTCTGTTTGTTGCTTATTTTTGTCAATGGTCCCTACTATTAGTTTTTTAATAGTATGTGCCGTCATTTGTCGTGCTGTTTCCCCTTTTCGGGCTTGAATTTTTACTCGTAGAAAATTCAATACTTTAGCGGTTTCTTCTGAGACTGAATCCAATGGGATTAGTACGGCTTGTTCCCAATGTTTGGTGGCGCAGGTACCCTGATCTGGCCATAGTGGGTACTGTTTCTTTATGTCTTGGTTAATGCGTCTGGTTTTGACGGAGCCAGAATATTGTGTTCTTAGCATAGTCTTAAATAAGTCAGAGTTTTTAAGAGCCGAGGGAGGAGGAGTAGAGGAAGAGTTACCCATGGTTTATTTAGTTTTGTAGCCAAATAACGAATAAACGTGATAAGTAAGTCTTTGTAGAAATATTTTTGGTACCTTTCTGTTTTGGAATTAGCTCAGTAATAAATTTTGCATTTATTTTCAGCCAGGTAGGATCCCCTTTGATTCTAGGGCCTTGTACCCATATTGGGGGTGGAGAATTCTGGTTGGGTATTCTACAAAGTTGTGGTATTATTTGTTTAACAATTTGAGTTTTGTATTCGCCTTCTGTAAGTCCGTTCTCTTGTATTTTAAATTGGGGATCTATGAAGGTGATAGTGGTTAAAAAGGCTTGGAGGTTTTGTCTAGGAATGGAGTAATCAAGGTGCCACCGATGCTGATGATACCAAGCCATACGTGACGGTCATGTCTACCTTCCTTCAAAATAAATTTATTTATTTTCTTGTTTGTTTTTGTGATTCTTGCTATTTCTCTGAATAAAGGAGTATTCCCACCTACATGCTGGATCTTGTACCTTATTTATCTCTTTTTATTGTTTTATTTAGACAAAGTTATGAGAAAATATAAAGGTACTCACCAGTTTATTAGTGTAGGTAGGTATTCCTGCTTCATAAATTGAAGCCTCCTTATCCAATCCAGAGGTTTTTGAAGAATCCGGGTCACGGCACCAAAATGTTAATTCAAATTCACTTATCTAAATTATATCCATGTTCGAAGAAAGGAAAGCAGCCCAGGCCAGTCACATTTGTCTGTTATACACTTTATTAATATCTTCTGCAGAAGAGGAATCACAACACCACAGCAACTGTGAGGGAGTGAGACC